TATATATGGGACTCGGTGTTTACGATAGCCGCTGATCAGTCCGAAAGAGATTACCCAGAACTTATATCCATTAAAGCGTGAAACTCTATAGAACGAGTTGATATACCAACCACGCTCTACAAAGTTCTTGCGCACGATACGGCATGGGTGATACTCGTTGTAATCACCTGCTGGATAATGCTTACTCCGAAAAAAGTAATGCTTAGTAACCTTCGAAAACTTCAACTTCGATACCACCACGAATGAACACTTCGCACCCTTCAGAACAAAGATCCAGAGTTTCCTCTAAATAAGAAGTGAACTCTTCATAGTATTCCTCAGTAATATTCTCTATTTCTTCTTCAGTCCATTTATGTGTGCCAGTGAAATTGAGATGCTCAGAAACACCATCCCAAGTGCTATCGAACTCATATTCCTCGAAAGCTGTAATCTCAAGGATATCTCCAAACTCAATGCTTTCACGATTATCGTAATGATGCTGTAGTTCTTCAACTTCTTCATCATTTTGAGGTGTGATCAAAAATGTCCCAGCACGCCAGCATGTTTCAACACAAATAACCTGTTTTCTGTCTTCGCTGACCCAATGTTCAATTTCATCTACAGATTTTTTCCAAGCGTTAGAAACACTGTATTGTTTACCAATCTCAATCTTCATTTCAACAACTCCACAAGTCCGATAACGAGAATTACAGTGATAACTGAATTCAATACAAGCAATGCACGGTCATGCCACGCAAAGCCAACATATGCCCACATCAATGTGCCAACAACACTCAATGACAAATCATAGAGGTGATACCCAGATGCGCGGCAGATTACAGCAGCCAAAATAACAAAGGTTGCTGCCCACTTTACATACCAATCTGCAGTATGTTTCGGTGTGACTTTCTCATCGTGCTTGAAACGATGCGGTAAAATATTCTTAATTGACATAGCGAAGTGCCTCTTCCATAACTTCCTGTTCACGACCGTATGCCTCTTTCTCCCAAGGCTGGTCATCATATGCTACATTTTGATAATACTCGCCGCGCCATTTACTCAGCTTGACAAGTGTTTGAGTATCACCAGTCTGAACTAACTGAAGACCCAAGTCTTCCAAACGACCGTCGATAATCTGCTCAGCGTGAATCATTTCGTGAGCGATATTACGATAAATGGTTTCCTCATCGAGAGGCTCGCCCATTACGTGCGTAGCGATCTCAATCTCGACCTCTTCTACATCGCCCATACAATAACCACCAGCGTCTCCGTCGCATTTATCTGTAAAGTCGACCGTGACTTCTGTGAGGCTACTGAAGATACCTAATACCGAAGCTACCGAATAGATATATTCTTCGTATTTGCCGTTATCTGTATAAACCATAATCAACTCCCTTCAACTATACTTTTATATTAGCATATTTTTGCAGGAATGTCAAGCACTTTTTTACAAATAAATCCACTCAATATCACTATACATACGGATAATTTCTTTGCGTTCTTGCTCCCAACGAATAAGACGACGACCATTCTCATCCATCAGCTTCTGATCATGTAGGTGATCGACATCACCGAAACCAGCCAGATAGATAGTAGTAAATCCGCGTTGAGCAGCATCCCACATAGCTAATGAACCAGCAGCCATTTCGAACGGCAGCTGACTCTCAGATACAGTAAGGCAGTTATCTAATTCGCGAAGGTAAGTCATCATCGTAGTATTACCTTCGCCGCTGATCACACAACCATGTGGTGTGTATTCATTGCTATTATTCATGGTATCAAACGCTTCGAATGCCAACGCCATTTCTGACGGAACAGGGCTCCAGTCTAGAAACAGCTTGCCGCCATCATATTCCCGATAAATTTGATGCTGGAGCGGTGGATCTGTTGCGACTATATATTCAAAGTCGATACCTTCTCTGTATGCGAGATTACACCCATAGATATGCTCATATGAGGATAAGTCTAGGTCTTTACGGGAAGAACCATTACCAAGGATTAATGCAGTTTTCATATGGCTATTTATCATAAAATTACACAAACAGTTAGTAGAAATTTAGAAGATGCTTTTTTAGAAAAACTCAGAGAAGTATTTTCGCCTGATACTAATACACAAGAGTTTCTAAACATAATCGCATCATTTAGAAATAATCAAAACATCAGAGAAGAAATTGAATCTATTGTTTCATGGGCTTCGGAAGAATATGGTGTATTAGTGAGAGTAGAAAATATCCGAACAGATACCGATTTCAGTTTTGATTGGGTTTTCATGCATGAAGATAGAAATACCCTCTCCTCGTTTCTCAATGTATTCGCTAACCGTATAACTCCTCCAGGTGCTTCTCATACTTTAACAAGTTCCACTACTACAGTAGATGTATGGGGAACTGAGAAATTATAAATAATTACATGGAATATAAACTATTATCTGTAGCAATCACATCTAATTGGTATGCTCGCACCAACATTAAAGGCAATCCACCTGCCAATAAGCATACAGATGCTGATGATCAATACACTAAAGATTTCTTACAACGCATGCAAGATGCTATGGGTGACGACTCATATAGCTATGATGAACTGTGGCAAAAGGTCGACGATCTAGGTGGTTACATTTACATCGAAAATATGGTAGATGAAATTAATGAACCTGATGGACCGAATGTTTGGAAATATGATATCAACATGTATTTCAAAACAGCACAAAAGCGCAATTCAATGAAGACTTGGATGGTCGGCAAATTTCCAGCTACCGATGATATCGAAGATACTGGCAGCATGACTGAAAGTAATGTTGACTTTCACAAGCCTTACAAATCATAAACTCCAAACGCTATCATATTATCACCGTATCTGATCATACCCAACTCAAAGTCAGCTTCATATCGAAACCATGAAGTCACAGTATCACCTGTGACCTCACCAGTTTGACTGTCCCGCTGGTCATGAGTAATGAACCAGCGGAACTTATTATCAGGATCTAGGAATGGTTTCATTTATTCTGATTATACTTCCGACGATAGCTATAGATTTTCTTACGATCCATACCCAACTGAAGACCAATCTCATGATCAGTCTTACCGTTTTCGATGCCCTTGATAATCTTACGACGAGTCTCAATATCAAGAGAATTACCAGTGCCCAGACCGATATTATTCAGCCGAGATGAAATACGAGATCCACTCATACCCAACTTCTCAGCAATCTGAGTAGCATTGAGACCCTGCTCGACCAACTCGCGCAACTCGTCATCAGTGACTTTAGCGTGAAGATCTTGAGTCTTCTCAGCACCCTTACGAGCATTGGCACGACCATTCAGATACTGAAGATTGTCGATATGATTATAGGTCGGATCGTCATTTACGTGATCAACCTGAAGACCACCGCCGATCTGCTCAGCCAGATGATCTTTTTGGAACTCACTCATCACTTCCCATGCATCTTTGCCGACGATATCTTTCGCCATGCTACGAGCAAACTCATTCGGCGTAGCGATGAAGGTGTGAGCCATCAGCAAATGTAGGAACAAATTCTGACTCGCGCCATCCTTTGACAACGTCAGGCATTGGTGCTCACTATGCTGACGAGCACGAGTAGAGATCCGAGTAAACGGTTCGTTCTCATCCAGCAGCGTGGTGTAATAATTATAATTGATTTTGAACACCTCACCAGTGTGAGTGATAATGTAATCATCAAAGACCTTATCGTAATATTTCGGATGGGCTACTTTGATGCCATTAAATTGATTCAATACTGCTTTTTCCATGATTACACCTCCAAAGTGCGTGCTTTATCAATCCAGGTCAGTTCCTCAAACTTTCCTGCATACCCACGAGAGTCGAGCGTGAACCCTACCTCGTGAAGTTCTTTCAAAATCCACTGAGTAGCTTCTTTCATTGAATCGAAAGACACCCAATCAGACTGCCACGTTTTACGAACTTGGTAAACTGTTTTCATAACTAATTCCTTTCTCAAGTTATACTATAATAATATATTAATTTGCAGAAAAGTCAAGTCTTTTTTTTAACTTTTTTCTGAAATAATAAATTGCTGAAGTTCCGTTAAAAAGGCGCGTAACTCCGCTGTAGTTGCCTCGCGCGGATCCTGCGTCGGGTAATCGAACCCTAACGCGATTGCCTCGTTTTTAATTTTAAGGATTTGAGCGATATATAGTTTTTTCATAGTCGTAATTCCTTTCTGACTCTTTACTATAGTTTTATATTATAGTAAACTGCAGAAATGTCAAGCACTTTTTTAATCTTTTTTCACTCTTTTTTGCACTTGCCGTTCTAGCCTCTCGACTCTCTCAGTCAAACGTTCCAGCAGAAACTCCATATTGCGAAGCTTCTCCTCTCGAAGATCCCGCTCCGATCGCATATTCCTAACCCAAGCCATCACATACCATACCTTTCTTTTACGGTGTTACGCGCCACATCCAATGAAAAATCTGGTAACCTTTCCCAAAACTTCATCTTACGATCGGCGATACTAATCTCTTTCTCAGCCTGATGCTTCTCGGCATAATCCTTAGTCGCACGGGCAATATGCTCTAACACCTTACGATTGTAATAATGATTCGCCCAAGCTGAATTAGGATTCATTTTATAGACTGACCCCATATTGAAGTCACCCTTTGATGTTTCATTCCCATATATGTAAAACATAATTTAATCCTTTCAAACAATAAACTCATTATATAATAATACAACGTGAAAGTCAACCATCAAATTGGTCTTTCATTTATCATCTCATTCCTATCAGCAGCACTCTCCAAGTCAGCCAATGCCTCTTCATAAGTAAGGTATGGTCCACTGACCTCATCAGCATAATACTCATCTGAACATACTATCATATAAGCATCCATCACCTGCATGGTAAGAGCCTCCACTATAGCATATGTGCGACCTCCACGCTTTATTCTGTGCTGCGGTAAATTTTTCTGAGGTAAATCCATATAAAGGTTCCAGTCTGCTGCCAAAAATTTTTTCAGTGAATGTGAATAAGTCCGTCCGTATATACCCTTGTATGAGACGCCATCACACCAGCCATGCACTTCCTCGCCGCCTACTCCTTTCGGGATGGTGATGGGGGGAGGAGGAAAGGAGACTCAACTCCCCCCGAGAGCACTAAACTGCGTCTAGGCTCCCATCTCGTTTATGCTGCCAGCTTACCAACCTCTTCATCAAAGATATCAGCAAGAAGGTAGAGTGCATCAACAATCTCACCAACGGTATAACCAGTGTTAAGAGGATTCATAATCATGTCTGACTCAACAAAATCCCAGTTAATGCTACCATCTTCACGATAGTTCTCATCACTATCCAATGCTTCATTAAACGAATCAACCAGATCCATATCAATCGCTTCAGTTTGGAGCTTATATTTTACAATCATTTGAGTCATAACATATTTCCTTTCCGTTACTACACTATTATAATGCCCTATTACTGGATAAAAGTCAAGTAAAAAACGACATAAAAAGGAAAAAAAGTTAAAAAAGATTCTCTTGACATTAGTGCGGCACGGTATTATACTAGTGGGCAGCCTGTCTGTGCATGATTGTCTGCGAATTAAGATCCACGCATTTCACCACTATCACTCCAATGCGAGTTCATGTATAGAACTTTACTAGACTAATCAAAGCAATCAGTGCGAAGAGTCCCCAAAAGAATACTGCACCTTTGTCATTCATTATCGAACCATCTATCAATATAGCGTTTACCAGTATATAGCACACCTAACCATACAGTAAAGAGTATGCCATCAATCCAACCAAGACTATTCCATGCTTCTACGGGATCCATTATATGTTACCTCCAATTAATGCAATCAGTGCTAAGGGGATGAGTATCATCAACATTTTAAGAAACTTTCCTTCATTTCCACCATTTAAATCATTGCGCATCGAGACTCTTGAACCCCACACCTTGAATACGTGTCAATCGATGTAATAGCTGAGAGCATTTACGATGTTCTTCTTCATCGAGCCTCTCACGTCCATTCATTACATAGTGTGACAGTGCATTATGTAGAAGTTGGAAGTCCTCTGTTGAGAATGCTGCAGCTGGGCGACTATTCACCATTGTTTGTCTGCTCCTTGTGATTGAATGACTCTTTCACTCCACACATTTTCTGACAGATTTCCTTCGAGCGCGACACCTTCGGTTCAAAGACACCCTTCGGATCAGTGGGAAACTGTGTAGCAACATATTCAGTATAGATTGATGTAAGTGAAGTGTCAAGAGTTTTTTTATCGATTTTATGATTATGTTCGCTGGGAACGATTTTACCATCTGAGAAGCAACAAGGATGCATGTGCTGATCAGCTGAAAAGTAGATATTTACCATTGTCTTGTCAGCACGAATGTGACAGATATAGCTATCATCAGTCATCTAAGAACCTTTTATATTGAGATAAATTTGTCGCAGGAGCGATCGTATGGACTTCACCACGTGAAACGAAGTCGAGAGGCTGACCTTCTTGGAATCTTTCAGATCCATTGCGTGCCCAGAAGTCGATGAAACCCATCTCTTTTGCTCGCTCAGCACAGGCTTCGACCTGATGTTCATTATGTTGAAACACTGTCATCACCCATTGAGCACGACCCCCAGCCTCGATAAATGCTGTAGCATTCTCAAATATGCGAGATAAGATTGTATTTCGACGATATTGATGATGAATATCTTGCGTCAAACCCTCAATACTGAAGTCGATAATTGGATTCAACTCAGCAACACTCTGCCAGAACTCTTTTTTCAGACCACTGCCATTCGTATTAATACGAAGATTGTCACGAGCGTGCTTCCTACAGACTCTGAGAAGTTCTAGAGGACGAGTGTGCATGACGATATCACCGAAATTACCATTGATCAATATGTTTTGCAGGTTCGCAAAACGGTGATGGGATAGAACATCATCTAAGTGTTCAGGATCCCATTCCTGCTCTTTACCTTCTAACCAAGTTACTGTCTCGCCAGTGAATCTGTCTGTTCGAGCACACTGTGGACAGCGTGCATTACAACGATTCGTAGGCTCGAGATGTAAAGTGGTAAGATTGATCATTATTTTTCGAGTCGATCTACACGATCTGCTTTCGTTGAGATTTCAGCATAATGATCAGCGAAGTCCCAAAATGCTAGCATGATAAGCATAGCTGCACCAAAAAAGCCGAAGAAACTACCTGCTGATGCATGACCTTGAACAGCCAGAGCCATGAAATTACTACCCAGCATAGAGATACCGAGGAACAATGAAATGAGACCGAGATTCAATTTATTTGACATATTATATCCTTTTCTATTTAATGCCATCCCTTGACGAGATTGTCAGAGAAGTTTGCTTTGCTGAAAGTGTAGCGATCTACGAACTTTACAGCACCATGTTTGCTGATAGATACATAACCCTCAGGGAATGTTTTTTCCAGCAGACCATCTTTGTGTAGAAGATAGCAGTTGGGACCAGAACTAGACTGATTCAACATGATCACTACAGTGTTTTTACAAAGCATGATCAGATCGTAGAACTGTGTCAGTCGATCATAATCACCATTCACAGTGTCAGTGACTTTCTTCCACTTAGCTTCAACAGCAGCTTTACCTTTGACAGTCTTGCGTTTGTGCATTTCACGAGAGAAATAGTCATCGTTCCAAGCATTGAAAGACTGCCAGTCAATGGCATCACCGCTACGAATAAAGGTATTCACAAAACATTTCAGACGTTCCTGTGACAACTCACAATCAGCTAGTTCATCCAGATAGGAAGTATCGAGTTCATGTAACATGTCAAACAGCTTACTGATTTGAGCAGCATGGACTGAAGGGCAGTGTTCACCAGTGTAACCAGCACCACGAATCCAGAGACCATCAACATGTGTCATCCACTCAGGAATATCCTGTATAAACTCAGCAGTCATAGTTTCGAAGCTGGATCCAGTGTATCGTGTATGAACAACGATACCATACTTATGAGTCAGTGACTCAGGAATTTCATAGAGCAGTGTGTTAGGATGAACCGAGCCATCCGTGACATCATCAGCAGTCCACATGAGATCGCCCTGATACACACCTTCAGCAATGTTCAGCTTGCTCAACCAATGGAAAGATTGGACCAGTTTTACACACAGGTCGCCATCAACATCATTGACGATATCAGCTGTAGATTTGTAGACCTTGGGATTCTTGTTGAAGATACCCTTTTTAGCGATAAAGAATTTACCATCGGCAGGGTCAATGCCGAAGAACACAGCAGGAGCACCGTCCCACTTGACAGTAATATTATCGAAACTCTCGCGCATATTCATCAGATGACGAATAGCCTTCAGACCACCAACATAACCTTCGTTGATAATCAGATCTTCAAGATGTTCCATATGAGTATTTTTAGTCATAGTTTCCTCTCTCACTATACACTTAGAATACTATATTTTGTCAGAAAAGTCAAGCACTTTTATTCCTGAAAGCGGATGAGATTCATGAATTTCATCATGAAAGTCCACCGTGACTTTGACATGTCGACCCTCAGAGTCTTGATACATCTGTGTCAGTGGACCTGACTGCTTCACACCACAGTTCCAACAATCCGTCTGATCACTGATGTAGACAAACGTCTTAGATGATTTACAATGATGCTTCCAATAATACATTATAGCGTATTCTCCACAAGGTCAGCGATCTCAGACAACGTGCACATCTCACAGCTGCTAGTCTTCACATCCAATGTAGCACCATCTGAAGCGCGCAATTTACGCATTGTGAAGATGGTAACATTATCAATATTATGTAGACTCGTGCTGATATGCAGGTCTGGATCCTCATGATTGAGGTAAAGAGGATTATATTTCTCAGACAGTCGCTTCTCAATACGAGATCCAAGCAGATATTCTGTTGAATCTGAATCTTCACCGACCCATTCATCAAATTGAGGCGTCATAACAAGATTCCAAGAAACTATCTCTTTAGCTGTTTTCTTCAGCTTAGGAGTCGTTTGTTCGACATCCTTAATAATTTCCTCGCACCTAAACACATGGGTGCATCCACCAGCGAATAGAACCTCACCAGCTTTGACTATACGAGAGCCAGCCTCTAGCACTGGACCAGCAGCGGCAGGTTGTAGATTATCTGAATATGCCAGACCGATGAACAAACAAATCGCAAACCATTTAATAGCACCTTGAATCATTACGCAGCCTCATCATATTCAATTTCATCATCATAAGTCATAGTAGCCAGAGTCACGAAGTCAGCTACACGGTAATTATCAAGAGCACCATAACTAGCTTTTTTACGATTATAGGTAACAGTGATTTTACCAGTTTTAGATACAGTCACACCACTTTCAACATCTAGGTCACACTGCGGAATAAAGAAATAATCACACCGTTCAAGAAAAGGATTATACATCACTATACGGATATCACCGCTTTTTAACTTACCAGTATTTTTAGACTTGAGATTAGTAATAGAACCCTGAAAGCTATTTACAGAATTTTTATTAGAAAGGCATTTACTCACACTAGCAGTTTTACACTCAGAGCCATCAGAAAAATCGTAACCATCAGCGTCAACAAATTCATAACCACCAACTTCAGCCATAGTCAGTTCAACCAGATACTCAATATTCAGCATACGAGTATCAGCCAAGAAAGCCTCAGCTTTAATAGGGTCAGAGGCAAATACAGAGTTATACTTTACGATAACTTCACGGAAGATAGTATCAGATTTAGACATAAGCGTTTCCTTTCATCAACTTATACCTTATTATGCACTATTTTTGATCAAATGTCAAGCACTTTTTTATGAAAAGATTCGGCTACTTTTTTATGCCAATCAGGTCCAGGATGATAGAAATCATCAGCAGATGTATCGCTGGGCGGCAGGTCTTCATGTATAATCAGGTGAGTATTTTTACAGATAGAATCCAGAGCATGATAATTTTTAGCTGTATTTACTTCTTCATACTCTTCACTGACGACAAACTTACCCATTCTAACATTTTCATCATGCCCAGGAATCCAATGCAACCATGACTGATTATGAAAAAACTCATATCTGGTAAAAAAGATGGGAGCAACGAAAACATAAATTGGTTGTAATGCGGGAACCCATGACATAGCGAGTCTCACCATGCAATCTAAAGATCCACCCACGACACCAAAATTATAAACCTGACAATCTAATTTTTGTTCTAATTGCCATGGCCATGCATCTTCGTGTGCGACACCATGCCCATATGTAAATGAACAACCTAGAGCGATCGCTTGACCTTTTTCATATGCACGCAAATCGCGAAAGCCATATTCATTTTGATTGCTCGTTGCAGCAGGATAAGATCGCGATGATTTGAGTATATTACGCAAAAAGATCCTCGAGGCTGTTCTCAACCTTCGTATATTTACCATTCGACCTGTCACGCAGTTTCAGTTCAGCGTGACCAGTTGACTTACGAATATACATGGTGCAGAGGTCATCAAACTCATTAGCAATCCACTCGATGCTTTCCTTGATGTTCTCAGCTGTGCGGAAGGTTTGAAGACCACCCTCCTCTTTATAATAATTAGACTTCACGGTGATGTCATCCAGTCGAACTACCACACCATGCTTACGATATTGGCGCATACTGTATTCATAGTCCTCACCATGGTTCGTCACACGATCCAGGGAAGGATCGGGGTCAGCGATGAACCCATACATACTAGCAATGATATAGCAAAGTTTCGTATATGTGCGGTGCTTCATGAAATAAGCATTAGAGGCAGCATAGATACCGAATGTCTTAGCGTTATTATCCTCGCATGCTTGGAAACCACGCAGAACCACATCACGCTCAAAGTCTTCAACTCGTAGCAGGTTTTGCTCACCATCTTTGACCTGAATCTCCTCGATATCATCATCGAATGACATCACATACGTGCCTTCAGGATACCACTTCTCAATAAAGTTGCGTTGTTTACCGATAGTCGGCACACCCTTCACAACCTCGATATCTTTGGTATAATCAGTCGTTGCCAGTGTGCGAGTGTAGTTTTCATACTCACCCTCTTCCTCAGCATTTACAAACACTTTGATACGAGCAGGGTCGACATTATATGACTCAAGCACAGCCAGTGTTTTCTTCATCACTGTGTCGTGACGTTTATATGAGGGAATACAAATTTGATAGTCTTTCAGAATGTCCATTAGAATAGATCCTCCAACGATGCGCTTTCAACTTTAGGATGATATTGCTGTCGCATCTCAGCACCACCATTCTCTTCAAGATATGTGAACCACTCTTCATCATCCCACATTCCAGGAGAGATACCGTTCCAGAGTGGACGCCACAGGTTATGTTCTTTATTTAGACGACGAGAATCTACATACTCACGTCGCAGTGTTTCATACTCATAGCTGCCAAGTTCTGCCATTTTCTCGCGAGCATATGCCACCAGGGAAATGCGCTCTACATCGTCGCCGATAATCTGAGTATTACCATGAATGCCCTCGTGATTGTTTACCAGCAGAAGGTCGCCAGGATGCAGTTCTACAGCGATACCGAACTCGGGAAGCACAAACAGACAGCCATCCCAGTGCTTTTTACCATCACGGCTGACACATGTGATGTTAGAAAAACCCTCTGTATAATCCCCAGCATCTCTGTGAGCAGCTGTTCTGAAGGTTTTATTGACAGTGATAGTAGTATAAGGTGTTCCAGGAACTACGAAAGCAGGATCCATGGCATCGGTAAATGCTTTCTGTTTAGCATAACGCTGAGGCAATAGTTCCTCAAACTTATTAGCCAGAGTTTGTAGATACGGATAGGATTTAGCAAACAGTTCTGGATTATGATCAGTGTAAGATGTAGCACGACCATATGGGATACGCGGATACCGATCGAACCAGCCAGCGATACCTGAGTTGACTGCGTTCGCATACGAGGTATCAGAGATGTAGGTCTTCATCATCTCTTTAGTTTCCTCTTTACGTTCAGCAACAGACAGTGGACGAATACCATCAAGCCATGTATCAAAGAACTCTTTATATGGGATACCTGTCTTCTTGATTGCTTCACGAAGCCAAACTTTACCACGGCTCTCAGCACCAGGACGATGAACAGCAATCGCATTATCGATAGCATCGAAGTCAGGGTCAAGCGAACTTTCAGGTGCTTTCAAAATACCATCAATGATAGCTTCCTGTAGAGGAGAGATATAATCGCGTTGACCCTGACTTTCTGCGCGTGGACCAGCAGCAAGCCCACGGTTCTGCGTTGGGACTGCGGCAGGCATAAGACCATCGTATGCACCTCGCTGTTCCTCTTCGCTGAACACGTTTTTACGAAACTTGAAGATAACATTATGCTCACCATTTTCATCACTGAATTGGTCGAGAGCATACAGGTCTGTATCCTCAGTAATTACTGTGTCAAAGTGTGACTCGTCAACAAATTGCCCGAGCAACTTCTCGCAGTTCTGCTTTTCAATTGTAAGAACTTTTACCATATTTCACCTCTATTTTTGATACCATACTATATAGACAAGCAAAAGTCAAGAGTTTTACCAATGTCTTATGACACCTGCTATGATAAAGAAACAGGTGACCCAGTTGACGAACTGTAAAGCCATGCGGATATATAGCCCACGTCTGGCTTGCTGCATAGTGAGGATAGGAACTTTAGGTTCATCCTCATCAGTCCGACCGATATAATAATCGAGCGCACGCGCCACGATCTTTTCCCAAGTCCGATACTCAATCATAAGAATCAACCTGAATATCACAATTTTCGAGGAACTCTAGTCCACTTTTAGTTTTATATGGATATTTCCAAACGACGCGCGAAAGACCAGATTGATAGATTAGCTTTGCGCAATCTAAACAAGGTTGGTGCGTGGTGTAGAGCGTCGCACCTTCGCAACTCTCAGATGAGCGAGCCACCTTCGCGATGGCATTAGTCTCAGCATGTAGCACTTCTGGCTTCGTGACAGGGCGATTACCATACTCGTCCGTCGTCTCACATTCATTAGTCCAACCAGATGGCATACCATTATAACCGATCGAGATGATACGATTATCCTTCACGATAACTGCGCCCACCTGTAGACGTTTCGCCGAGGAAAGTTTCGCATATACCTCAGCAGCATTCATATGTGCCTTATCCCATTTATTCATCATGACCATCCTTCTGGTGTAAAACTGGCGAGTGGATTTTCATGCGCATTATATGGCAATTCTTGCACTGATTGATACCATTCATATGCTTCTTGATCAGTTTCTTCTAACCAATCATGAAATTTCACTCGCTTCTGAAAATTGTCTCTCACTTGCGTCATACCTTTCATCTTACCCAAAATTTCAGGGTCATCCCAGATATGAGTTTTGTTTTTCTTTTCAGCGCGCACGATTTGTAGGATCTGTAACCCCTTATCGTAACCGTCATAACCAAACTTTTTCAAACTTTCTTCGGCTTTCGTCACGACTCGATCAAAAATATCGTTTGGCCATAAACACATATCAACCATACCGTGCCCGACAGAAGGATAATGTTCAGGAGAACTGCGATACAGATGATCATAAAAACGTATGTCATGCGACAACCAATACTCGAAATAATTTTGATGCCACTCTTCCATAGTCAGCAGTAGAGGAAATGTATAGACACCATTAACTTCAACTTCGAAATCATACTCGACCATTCGCTTCCAATTATTCCAAGTATCTTCCCAAACAGCACCATCGCGAATCATTTCGAAAGTTTTACCAACACCATCCATAGAGGTTCGGATCTCGCACTTAAATGGGCTGAGAGTTTCCCAAATACTCTTGCCTCGATACATGTGATGTGTCATGTTAGTATTATACATCATATGAATAGATTTGACATAATCTGTATATTCAGGGTCTTCGAGCAACTCTGTCATTTTATTCAATATGCGCCAATGCATCGGCATCATCATAGGTTCACCACCAGCCCAGTTGAGACGTGTAATACGTTTATCAAGCAATCCTTCGATCATCTCATCGGCAAGTTTATTTTCGTAATCAGAGTCGATGTTATTTTTCCACTCATAACCATACATATCTTTTTCTAACTTCGCCCAAGTAGAACTGAAAACTGGAGCACAGGTTTGACATTGTAGATTACAATGAACAGATTTATGCTCATAAAATGTTGGTTTTTGATTCATCTTACCATCAGAATCTACATGCTTCAATAACTCATCGACATCTGCGCGCTCATTCACATGCATCCGTAGAGAGTGCATACCGTGTTCTTCTTTATAGTAACACTCTTTGCAGTTCGGAATGGGATCGCCATCAAGCATCATCTTGCGATAACTCATCATCTCATCAGAGTTCCACCATTCATCGTTAGTAAGTTTTTCATTCGTAGCAACTGTCGGAAACGCATGGCAACACAAACGTCTCTCATTGCGAGTGCCAGTGTAGACGTGGTTCAACAAATTAGCACAGGTTAGATTATTTTTTTTCGACATCCCACTCAAATCCTGTCATTTTCAAAAACCGCATCGCTGCATAAATGTGCTGTTTGCGTCCTGGGTGTTGTAGATCCCTTGCTGGATAAACCGTGTCCATATCATAGAGGTCGCCGATGTCATCTAATTCTGTTACTGGCATATGATAAAAATTGACATCAAACTGATCACAAAGAGTTCTCATAGCGCGCATAGTTTTTTCTCGTGATAAAGTCCACTCATCTTCGTGTTCATAACGAAATGGAACACTATTAGGTTGTGAATTGACACTACTCGGATTAAAACCGTAAGTATGTGTGATTGTTTCATATCGAACACCTGGAGGCTCGAGTAAAAATACATTTTTCGAGCGCAGTTTTGGCAACCATGCTAACAACAATCTGAATGCTTGATCCAAACTACCCAACGGGACACCAAGATTATATGCTTTTACTCTCAGCGATTGTCCTACCAACGTTGGCCAAATTTGACCGACTGGCATACCAACACCGAAAGTGCAAGAACATCCGAGAGTAATAATACTCCTTGGCTTTTTCTCATTAGGCATTTCCTGATCAATACGAAACCCATGACTATTCATATCATATGAGAGATTGATCCAATCATTGAATGCTGGTTTGTCTGGATTGTAGAGATATTTCTCACCAACTACTTCGCGTGCATCATCATCCTCGACTGGCACCCAACCAGCTTCTTTCATATATTCGTATCGATCGCGAAGATTTTTGTAATAAAGGGTTTCAGAGTCAATGTTGAAGAATGCCTCATTCACAGGATCCATCACCCGCCCATTAGCATAATACCACTCAGGCTTCATCGCTTACTGCATCTCTTATCTTTTCGCTCATATACCAATGAGCAAAGTCGCTATGTTTTGCCAAAAACTGATGAACCTGCTCATGTGTCATCTGATCAGAACGAATCATATCAGCCCACATCTCCCAACGTTCTAGTTTAGTTGACGGAATAACACTCATCTATTAACTCCACCTAAAATAATTTCTAGTAATTTGCGCGCACGTTCACGTGGATTACGGACGCGTTCTTCTTTCAATTCATCACCCATCTTTTCGACTACCACTTCTTCAACAGGATGTGGTGAGACAGGAGGAAGACTAGCTTCCTCCTTCTTCACGGGAATAGGTTTGTGTGTGCATGCTACAAGAAAAAGAACAGCAATGCTACTTGTTAGCTTCCTCATGCTCTCTCATCCACCGATTAAATTGTGCGCGACCGACCTTTTTTTCGACCCAATCGAGAGCGACAGCAGTTCCCCAAATAGAACCCTTGCCGTGCCCAAGCCAGTAACCTACCGCATATGCAATGATCAATGATACCATAGCAATGATTGTGTGAGTGATTACGTCCATGCGTCAATATTCCGTAGTTTTTCGAGTTTATGTTCAGCGTGGCGTTGTTTCAACCACTCTTTATTTAGGTCAACATAAGTATCGAAATCGTGGAGGTCGTCGCCATAACCCCGACGCTCAACACAATTCTTAAACCACAGCGTTTTACAAAAATCTAAAAACTCAACTTCCCACGATTTCATTGTAAATATCCTCCCAGTTCTTTACGGTTTTGAAATCACCTTTAGCTTTCATATTATGACCATGCTCCATCAACAGAGCATCATACCCGATGTCACCACCCAACTGGGCATTGACAACTTTATCCTCGATCCAATAACAACCTTCATACTCATGACTGAGATCGATAAGAATATCATCTTTATCAGCACCAGTATCGAGGCAGATAACTTCTTCAAATGTGTTCTTACCAAACAATTTATTCAGATTACGCTTCCGAAGTTTCTGAGCATACGGATCGAGCGATAGGCTCGTCACAGCGATAAACTTGTATTTGTGTTTCTCATGGAGCAGCTTGATATAATACTGCGCATCGCGCAGAGGCGGTAAGAACCCGATAGCTGCTGATGCATTAAACTGCCGAACAAGCTGATCAGATACCTGTTTCGTGATACCGAACCGCTTATCTACGCCATATTTGAATTGATAGTCTTTGACGAGACTATGACCCATATGTTCCATCCATACGATGAAACTTTCTTCCCAATCTAGAACAACACCATCAATATCAGTTAAGATATATTTCGTCTTCATAGAATTCTTGTAAGTCATTATTAATCTCCTCATACATATCTTCAGCCATACGGACAATATCCTCGATCATACTGCTTTCACCAAACTGTTCAAACACGGCGTCGAGGACTTCGCCGATGTTGGTGTTGTAATTAAGACACACAGTGTCCATTACTGCTTTTTCAAGATCTGTGTAAAAATTACGCATTTTCAAAACCCATTATGCTATGTTTAACAACAGTATAACGGTCATCGTCATGAATGTCAAGATAATTACGACCTTCAAGAACTTTTTGACGCACGAAATAAGCAGCGTCATCCATTACTTGTTCCATAGAATGAGCATTGATTTGCTTTCCACCGAAAGCACCATTAGCGAACTCAATTACGATATCAGCAGTAAACATAAGTATTTCCTTTCATCAACTTATATATTCATTATACTATATTTGACAGAAATGTCAAGCACTTTTTTACTATAAATATCTAACAATAACAATAACTTGTAATTTTTTGAGAAGATAATGGCTAAAGGAAAGCGTTCAAAGGGGACAGCATATACCTCTAAAGGTGAGCGTCGTAATGTATCAAAGTGGTCAACCAAAGCACAACGCCGATTCAAACCAGTTCTTGAAACTGCTTACGATAAACACCTTGCCTCTGCAAAGGGCAAGAACACTAGACCGTTCCTTGACGGGATAGCCGAGTATCGTAAGAAGTTCATAGATGGCTAGAGCGAGCAGGTTTTTCGCCTTCAAAACTAAAGATGAGTTTTGGATAGTAGATGAAAACAATCTACAAGATGTCCCAAAACCACGCGAGATGTTAATTAAATTCTCTACAGTCGAGGCTGTAAGAGAATATGTCATCACGCAAAATAAGACTGATCAACCAATTGTAGATAGAGTCAGGGATAGAACAGGATGGCATACACCTGAAGGTCGTGAGCGTATTAGACAAGCCAAGTTGAATAATCATCCACATAAAAATGGTCTTACCGATACTCATAAAGAAAATATAAGTAAGACCATGAAAGGAACTCGTAAAGGTGAGTTCAATCCGATGTATGGTAGAAAACACTCACCAGAAACTATTGCTAAGATACGACAAAAAGCATACGAAAGACCGAAACGTCGTTGGTGTGTAGAGCCTAATGGACAACCACACCTGCGACCTGTGACCGAAGAATTACCAGAAGGTTGGCAGTGGGGAAGATTTTACGACCCCTACAAACCTACGACTTAGCAGTTGCTTTCTTCTTACGTGTCTTCTTGACAGGCTTGTTGTATTCCTCGATACCGAGATCCTTCAGCAGTTTCTCCAGCTTCGGATACATCTTCAACAACGTGCCATCTTTGACATGTGTCAGCAGTTCAGCTTCTTTCCAATGCAGACCTTCTAGGATTTGAACCCAATTCATTTCCTGTTTCCACACTGGTAGATTACGAAGATTACCTTCAGGATCGAGGAATGTTTGAACCCTGCGCCACTCCACCATCAACGTGGTTTGACCCATACCTTGAGGAATGTCTTTATCGAGTTTCACGGTTTCAGGCATACCTTCTGGTAGACCCCATTCACCTTTTTCTGCGCCAACACCCCAACGAACTAGGGGAACAACGATCTGACTAGTGCCAGCCCACTCTTTCAAACGAGCAATCTGCTCATCTTTTTTAGTGGCTTCAAATACCCAATCAAACCCTTCATCAGCTTGTCTAAATCTTTTAGCCATTATACAGTCTCACTTTTATATTCATCCACATAACCCTCTTTAGATTTTGGGATATATTTACGAGTATATGTTTTCTTCATCAATGATTTCCCGACCCACTCATATACAGTGTATTCTTCACGGGAAAAAGATTCACCCTTTGCAGGGTCATATTTACCAAATGGATTGCTCATCAAAAGTCCTCCGCGACTTCCATCATATTTTTCAGCCGATATTTTACAAAGTAATTCAGCAAGTGGGCACGGCTCTTACCTTTTTGCTGCTCATAACTACTTATAACTGCATCTTTAATGTCTTGTGGAGTTTGAGAAAGGTCGACCAGTTGCCTGTTCCGAACATACCCAGCAGCCATCTCGCCTGTAACGAAATCTTCAGGCTTCTGTTTCTTCCATTGAGCTAACAGATTTTTGCGGATTGGCTTCTGACGTTTACCATCAGTCACAAATGTATCATCAGCACTCAGGATATTTGGAACACCATCACCCTTATCGCCTGTGATGATATGCTCCATCAATACCTCTTGTGGTGACTCTTTCAGCTTAACCATCCGCTTCTTCATTGGCGAATATTGATTCACATTAGGATATTTCTGCAGCTGCTGGAAGTCATGGTCGCCTGAGATGATAAGGAATGGTTCTGCTTCTTCGAACAGCGCACCCTCTTGAGATGTCTGACTATATTCAGCCAACGCACCAATTACATCATCTGCCTCTGCACCTTCAATATCTAGTAGTGGGTAGGGCATAAACTCATCAAGTTCATTCCTGATCATATGTAAAGCGTCAAAGATAGATGACCAATCATGACCGCTCGCGTCACGTGCCTTCTTACGAGCAGCTTTGTAATACGGGTAAACTTCGCGACGCCAATAACGCCTATTATCACAAGCAATAACAACTTCGCCATAATCATTGCCGAAGCGTTTACGATAACCACGTATTTGATTAAGTATCATATGGCGAAGAAGATCGATGTTAATATCAACATCAGGTCGACCGCGTGTTTCTGCCATGAAGTTGGAGATGAAGGTCTGGTTATAATCGATAACAATCATACTTCATCCTCATACTCATCTTCGAAGCCCCAGCGATATCCGAGGTCATCATAATATACACCATGTTGACGTTTGATATTGCCGTGCTCATCATAAGCAGGAACAAGGCAACGCCATTTTATCAACTTATTCATGTCTTCGCCATAAAAACTGTCAGCCCAATCGCCATCACGTAAATACTTATTCATGTTGCGAATGTATGCTTCTAGGCTTTTTACCTCAGCATGCGCGCCTTTTACATTGCGGCGTTCTTCAGCTCGAGCTTCTTTCAACTTTTCCTGATTAGCTTTGATCCACTCACGAACCTTCACATAAGATAGATAGTATTCGTCAGGATATGCTAGAACTTTATCGCATACATTAGCAGGTTTTTGGTTGGGATTTTTAGCAGCTTTCGCTTCACGAGCTGCTTTCAGACGCTCGACAGCGGCTGCTTTTTGTTCCTCGGTCATAGGTTTGCGACGTTTGCGCACCTTCTTCCGCTCGAACGGTTGTGGTTCTCGTGCCATAATGGACTCCTTTAGTAATCATATTCTTAGATTACTATATATGCCCAGAAATGTCAAGAACTTTTTTTACGTTTACTATCAATTAACCAATCAAGTGCTTTTTTGCGAGCGACTGGATTCAGAGTTTCACCCGATGCAATCTTGTCGATGACTTCTTGATCTACTTTAGGTTTATCGTCAGCACTCTCCACGATTTCTTCTGCAGTTTCAGTGACGATCTCATCGAGGGAGAGGAAGTCAATACGCTTCCCCGTGGCATAGTTGAGTTGCATATTCGCTGCAATAACGAGGAGAATTGCCAATGGATCAAAAACCAATACGAGCATGATGATAACGGCTCTGACCGCTTCTTCCAAGTTTTCGCGTCCATCTTCGTAGATGAGATCGGCGATATATTTGATTGGACCAACTTCGACTTCGAAGGCACGGACTTCGGCTGATAGTTCCGACCTTTCGTCATATAGCTTATCGTTTTCCGCTTCTGCTTTGTCGATGATAGCACGCATCGCCTCGCGCTCTTCTTTTTGTTCCTTGCGCGCATCAAGACCACGAGTAACGAACCCCAATGAAGTGTAACGGTCAAGCGTCGCGTCAAAGGCGTCAAGCGTTCTTTGGGCTCGCTCCACCTCGCGCGTATTGGCATTGATACGGGTATCCAGTCTTTCAATTTTTGCTGATGCGTCACCACTTTCTACTCCTTGATCAATGTGTGCTTTAGATAGGAATCCGAAGATACCCATAGATGTGATGATTGATAGAATCGCTACGGCTGGCACAAAATATGCCTTCATGATAATATTCGCACGATCCCAGTTTTGATACAACCAAGAGGCTGTCACCAGTTTAGCGACTTCGAGAACTATGCCCATAGCAAGGATTGATATCGCGGCTGCTGGGAAGATCGCCATAAGACCAACGATCGAGAAGTAACCAGCTACTGCTGATACTCCGAGAGCAGATGCGAATAGTAATGCTACATATCCCATTTAGGTTCCCATTCTACTGGCTCAAAGTCAGCCAGTGGTTCTTTATTTAATCTAATATTTAACATAGAGTTGAGGCACTTGGGATCGTGCCTTTGTTGCCACTGCAATAAAAACTCTTGCATCTTAGCCCAAGATTTCATCTCGAACTCAGCGATAGTTTCTTTTTTCAATTCACCTTCATATTGCAGCACATACTTTGATGAGCCATAATACTTTTCATACAGTCGTTGCGGCTTTCCCGAATAGCCAATATAATAATCGCCATTCGGGAAATAAGTGCAATATACTCGGTGAACCTGTTTCTCTTTAGGTTTCCGTTTTGCCATACATTATTTATAGGATAATTTTAAAGCTGCCTTTGCGAAATATTCATGCATATCATAACCGAAATGCATTTTATCTCTGGCTACATCTTTTCCCTGAAAGTTATTATTATCAACAATAACTAATTTCGAACCATACTTTTCACAAATCTTTTCGATAGCTAATATATTTTTTTCAGAGTTTAATCGGCATTCATCTTCACCTAATAGCGTAGAATCATTTGTAGATGGAAGATGTCTCTCTATAATACCATTATGTTGAATAACCTCACGGCGTGGCTCTGGTTTTTGTAGAAACACATATTTTGATTGAATAGTAGGGAACCATTCAAACATAACTCTAAATGCCGAATCTAAACTTCCAGCACCAACAGATAGATTATAATACGGCAACCCAATAACATTTGCTACTAAATGACACCATATCCTATCTACAGGTAAACCTACCCCATATGTGTGACTACATCCTAAAAATGTAATAGATTCCCTTTCATATGTAAATTCCTTAGACCTAAAGCCATATGAATTTGTTTTATAATTTATGGGATCACCAGACCATCCATTATCTTCTGTATCTACGAAGGGGAGATATGGTTGATCTAAGTTACACATTTTTTGAGAAAAATTTCCATAACAAAATTTAGTAGCATCACTCGGCAACGGCAAATCCTCCTTTCACTAAATTCTCATTATTTATTCGTATGGGACGGCATGACCTTGATCAAGTAACTGTTCGTTCAGGTTCACCCAGTTTTCATCATTATCCATATACAGAACTTCTGCTAGGATACGACCAAATTTACCTTTACCATCTTTGACAGTTCTAATTCTACATTTTTTGCCTTCAGGAATCCGAGACTTACAAAAGTTTGTAGCGAGCAAACCTGCTCGTTTTTCTTCTTCATCCCTCGTGCGAGTTTCTGGTGTATTGATACCTTGAAGTCTTAGACGCTGGTCTTTCAACACAACACCAAATCCTAAATCGATATCAACATCACATGTATCACCATCAACCCAGTATGTCAGCGTTGCGCTATACTCATACATCGTATTCTTCTCCGTAATCTAATTCCAGTTCTTCTTCGATATCCAGTTCGTCACCACAAAATGGACAGTTAGTAACAGGATAAAATTGTTCATCCATATCGTGTTCTACCCAGAACAATGCGTCACAGGATGAACATTCACATCTTTGTTTAGTTGGATTAGCCATATATTTTTTCCTTTATGCGGCTGAACCCCATACATCTTGCCAATCACCCTTCAATGCACCACGTGCATAGTCGGTTGCTCTATTTTCAAAAAAGTTAGTATGTGTCGGAGCATTAATCATCTCCTCCACCCACGGCAATGGGTTCTTCTTGACTTTGAAAATACCTTTCATGCCCAAACTGATCAGGCGACGATCGGCGATATAACGAATGTATTTTTTCACTTCTTCTGGTTTCAGATCTCTCATGTCACCCATAGCAAAGGCGAGGTCGATAAACTTATCTTCAAGTTCGACCATCTTCTCAGCGATAACGTAGATCTGACTTTTCAGTGAGTCGTTCCAGATTTCTCTATTTTCTTCAACATATGTGCGGAACAACTTGATCATACTTTCAGCATGCTGTGTCTCATCCACGATTGACCATGTTACAATCTGACCCATCCCTTTCATCATACCGTGACGTGGGAAGTTCAGAAGCATAATGAAAGAGGAAAATAGTTGCATGCCCTCAGTGAATGCACTGAATGCGGCGATGTTTGTAGCAACGCTTTCCTTCGTTCCATTAGCATTTGAAAGATCCATGAAATATTCGTGCTTATCCTTCATAGCTTCATATTCCAGGAACTCACTATAAGTTGACTCTGGCATTCCCAGAGTCTCAATCAGATGCGAATATGCGGCAACGTGAAGTGCTTCACGAGCGGCGAAACCTGCAAGCATCATACGCACTTCTGGTTGTGGGAAGTATGGCAGATAGTTAGTTACATAACCACCAGCCACATCAATGTCGCCTTGCGTAAAGAAACGGAAGATGTTGGTCAGGAATGATTTTTCGGCATCAGTGAGTTTGTTTTTCCAGTCCTTGACATCTTCAGCCATAGGAACTTCGGTATGCAGCCAGTGTGACTGCTCGTGTTTCAACCATGCCTCGTATGCCCAAGGATAGTTAAAAGGTTTAAAAAAGTCGCGTTCGTCTTGCAGTGTTAGTTTTTTAGACATTGAAAGTTTCTTCCCATTTGGTAATAGATTGTGATAGTTCGACCAATTCTGTATAGCCACCAATGTGCTTTTCACCCGCATAAATTTGTGGAACTTGACCTGTAGGTTGATGTTCTTCTACATAATCAATTTCAAAGCCAGTCAAAAACTCTTTTGCCTGTTGACAAAATGAGCAATCTTCTCTTGAATAAATTTTTACAACCATCAGTTTGTTCCTTTATCTAGTTTATTAATTTTATCAAATGCCCATTGGCGTTCTTTACACCATGGACAGTAACCACATCTACCCTCGTCGCGCTCAGTGCAACTATGAGTAATATCCATAATATCGTCAGCGATACCCAAGTCAAAAGCCAACTGAACAGTTTGGTCTTTAGTTAGATCCGCAAACGGTTGGGGAACGATATCCTCGAAAGGCGTTCCTTTTGTAAATATTCGATCCTGATCAGGATCCATCTCATCATAATACTTAGTCACAGCAGAATACACGATATCTGCATAACCACTCATAAGTATTTCTTTGACACCGCTCTTTACATAATCAGAAGGATTTTCAGAATCTATACTTCCAACTATATTTGTTTCAGTGTCATATCCTGACCAAGCTAAAACTTGATTAGCATATTTTACTGCCCCATCGATCTTCGGGACTGTGTAAGGTCGGCAACTCTGCCCTCTTTTCTTACACTCATTATATACAATATGCCAAAGAACAGCACTATCCCAACCACCTGATACGCATACAGCGATACGTTTATTGGTGGGGATACTATCCCTCACATGCGATACAAGTTTCTTCATCAATCAATGCCTGCATATCAATTTCTTTAATCACTTGGCGTTCAATAGCTTTAGAAACTTTATCAGCTTTACCCAGTTTTTCTGAGCGGCAATAATAAAGTGTTTTCAAACCTTGTTTCCATGCGAGGTAATGAATGGCATGGAGATATTTAATGTTTACATCTGGACGGAAGAACAGGTTCAACGACTGTGCTTGGTCGATGAAGTTTTGACGATCGGCAGCGTGTTCGATGAGCCAACGCTGATCAATTTCCATAGATGTTTTGAATACGTCTTTGTCCTTGTCGTCAAGGAAAGACAGATGTTGAGCAGAACCGTCGTTCGCGATTATCGACGACCAAACTTCGTCATAATCCAGCTTCTTATTTTCTTCACATTTTGCCTTAATGAGAGCATCGAGATACTTATTCTTGTTAAGATAAGCTCCCGATAGAGTATCCTGTCGATAGGCATTTGCTCTAAAAGGTTCAATAGAAGGCGAAGTGTTTCCCATAATAATAGAGGAGGAAGCATTAGGAGCGATAGCCATAACGTGGCTAAATCTTTTGCCTGTTCCTGCAGCGTCTGGGGCTTCTCCTCGTTCTTTACCCAATTGAATATTTGCTTCATCTAATTTACTCCTGATCAATCGGAACATACGCATATTAGCACCCTTGGCTACTGCGCTTTCCCATGCGATACCTTTCTTTTGTAAATATGCGTGAAAGCCAAGTGCACCAATGCCGATCGATCTTTCACGAGTCGCACTATATTTAGCACGACTTACTGTGTCTGGTGCATTATCAATAAAGTGTTGAAGAACATTATCAAGCATCTCTGCCATATCCTGCAAGAACATCGGGTCTTTTGACCATGCGTCATAATGTTCCAAGTTTACTGACGAGAGGCAGCAAACTGCGGTGCGTTCTTCATTTGTGGGGAGGATAATTTCAGAGCAGAGGTTGGATTGGTGGATCTTGAGACCGAGTTCTTTTTGAAACTCTGGCATTAGTCGGTTACTGGTGTCGATATAGTGAATGTATGGCTCACCAGTTTCCATGCGTAGTTCAAGAATTTTCTGCCAGAGTGCTTTCGCCGATACAGTTTCACGGATCGCACCGCTATGAGGCTCGATAAGATTCCAACCATCATCGGCATCAGGATCTTGCATACAGCGTTCGATGACTTCCATGAAGCGGTCGCTGATATTGATACCATGATGCAAGTTCAGAGCGCGCATGTTCTGGTCGCCTGTTGGCTTGCGCATCTCGAGGAACATCATAATATCTGGATGAGAAATATCGAGATATGCAGCATATGAACCGCGACGAGTTTTACCTTGACGATAAGCGAGCGATGATGCATCATACGTTTTGAGGTGAGGCATCACACCAGTTGACTTCTCATCAGCAGCACGGATACCGAAACCGATACCAACACCGCCACCCAGCATCGACAACCAAGCTGTCTCGCTGAAGTTTTGAACCAGACCTTCAGCTGTATCCTCGATATAGTTCAGGAAACAAGAGATAGGCATACCACGCTTTGAGCGACCGTATGACAAGATCGGTGTAGAATATGACAACCAGTGCTTTGACGAATACTCATACAAGCGTTGCGCGTGTGCGTCATCTGTAGCGAATGCCTTGCTCACATATGCGAAACGATGTTGCGGTGAAGTTTCGTCTTCTCGCATATAGCTTTCTTGTAGGCGTTGAACACCAAGTTTATCAAATAGTTCGTCACGGGACTCGTCAATCTGGAGTCCCAGATACTCAGTTTTAGCCATTTATTTCTCGTAAATTGTTGGGGTTGGTTTGCCAGCTTCTGGCTTATAAATTTTCGTTCCATCGCCAGCATATTCCCACTCGCGCTCATCAGGATCCGGACTCATATACTCCGTGAGTTCTTTGCGGTTTTTCGGGTCTTCACCGAATTCCCGCATAAAAATCGTCTTACCCTTATCGGGCGATTCATAAATTTTAGCCATAAATTTCTCCTGAAGGTAATCTATTTAGTGTATCCGAAAATTTCGTGGGCGAAGAATATTATAACATTCATTAAAAGTTTTATCGTATATTACGAATCTTGCTAAATATCTTACCTCATTGAAATTAATTATTTCATGTGGCATATCAACATTTAAAGCTGCTACAGCGTATTCATAGTCAGTTTTAACTTCATCTTCTACAAAAGTGACAGGTGCATTTTTATCAGATAATAAAACATTAATGCTTACTCGAGGAGTAGATTGACGCCAATTAGCTATTTCTTCGGATGTCAATAGTTCACCTGTGTATTCATAAATTCTTTTATCGATATCGATAAAAATATCATCACGATCTGTTGCTTGATCATAAGTATATTGACTCAATTTACCCATATCTTCAGCCCCAGACAATTTTAGTTTAGCAGCTATACCCTTCTTATTCAAAGCAAAGCCAGCAGAGGCAATCGTATCATTATGAAGAGGATATGTAACATTGGGATCTTGTATGATATAACTACTACCTATAGGACAATCGAAATAATATTCTAATTGTTCAGTGTAGAAATCTAAATTAGGATACAGCCCCTTCTTACCCATCGGAGTAATCACTTTGAAAAATTTGTGAACAAAAACTCCGTCACTAGAATTTAGCAATTCGGATTTTAGGTCTGCTTTGTCGATATCCCAGTTTAATTCTAACACGGGATCTAACTGCTGCTGAAAACCGTCTGACCAGCCCAGACCCATTACTCCTCCAGAGCAGCAACGATATCAGGGAAGTGGACGCCAATAATTTCCCAGCACTTATCAGCAATTTGTGCATGCTCTTTCTGCGTTCCGTTACCACGGCGAAGTTCACAATAGTGAATCCAACTACGCAATGTGCCTGACATGTAAATTGTCGATTGGGTATTGCCTTCAGGAAGAACTGCACGAGCCTGTTCTTTTGCGATACCCTTCTCGATTGCCCAAGCATATGCCTTCTTCGCTTGGTCAACGACAAGAGATTGTTGCGCCCACCATGCAGTTTGTAAGTCATCATCATCTGTCTCTACAGAGTTCTGACGATTCTTAATATCTTGCAGACGAGCCTCACGTTCAACAAAACCCAAATCTTGTGTGGGGTCTGCATAACGCTGACTAAACTCTTGGAATGAAAACGACCGATGGCGCAAGATTTGACGTGCGATGTCACGAGTCGTTTTGATTTCAAGTGTCATGTGCACCATCTCAAACGGTGACCAATGTTGTTCTCTGATCAGATACCGAAGAAGGCGAGGTGCTGTTTCAGTATTATTTTGATTAGCAGGATTGCTTACCCTTGCTGTATATGCGATGAGGTCAGCAGCTGTATGGCAATCTGTGATAGCTGATGGTTTACTCAAAGCGATAAGATTCACTTCGCTCATATTTTTCTCCATAACGAATATTTTGCTTTCGCGGACAAACCACGGAAAGTGTTCTCTTTTATTAATTTATATGCGTCGATACCCTCATTAGCCATGTCATTGATGTCTTTACCAGCGACATTACTTGGCCAAATAACAACGTTGTAATCGAGGTTGATGTATTTGTCAATCAATTTACATACCTCTTTGTTACGAGGCTGATTATCGAATACAATAGTGGTTGTTTCCTTGTTCAAACCAAGTTCATCGACCTTGTTGAAAGAAGTGCCAGCACAAGCGATAGAGTTTGGTATGAACAAGGAATCAAGTGGACCTTCAACTACGATAACTGGCATGTTCTTATCGATAGCATCCAGCCCGAAAACAGTCGGGGCATTTTCATCTACCTTAACTTGAATGTATCTCAGTGCCTCTCCACGCATCCCTCGAAGCGATACTGCAGTCAATTTACCATCCTCATTGATAAATGGGATAGCCAACCGTGGCTCTTCAGTAATGATACTTTCCTTATATTTGTCGTTCAGCTGAACGATATCTTTGATGTTATGTATATAATACAATCTATCAAATGATTCTTTGGGCAATCCTCTAGATACTGCATACTCAACTGCCTCGTGATCAATAGGAAGCGTGCTGAGTTTATCCATCAATTCATCTAGGATAGACTTTTCAGCAAACTGGGGCGTGAAGTCGAACAAATCTTGAGGTTTATTATGACCTCTGCCTTTACCCTGTGTGCCATCAGCATACCTTTCTAGGACATACTGCTTATACAGGATCTGATCAATCTCTTTTAGAAGTTTACCGAAAGATCCTGACCACTGACAGTTATGGCACTTATATACCAGATCGTTGTTCTTCTTGAACAGATAACCGCGCATCTTGCGCTTGTTCTTTTGCGAGTCACCGCAGATAGGGCAACGCACATTGAACAAATAGTCGTTTTTTCGTTTGAAAGCCTCGAATCGGTGCGACGCGAGATTCAGAT